TTGAGGAGCGACCCTTCCCCTACCTTCCAATGATGTACAATCATCCCTGCACAATCTGGGCAAGGGAGTCGTTGGATAATCATGAGTGGGTTCATTGTTATGCTAATGCATTGAATGATGAATACTACTATCGTTATGGAAAACTACACAAATCAGTAGAACAAGTAGTAAACAAACTACCAAATCCAGTACATCTTGAAAGAGTAGGTTTTACTAAGTTCGGGCTGGCAATGCCAGAAGATCTTAGAGATTATGACAATCCGATACAAAGCTATCGAGATTATTACCACTTAGATAAGGCAACCTTCGCAGCTTGGTCTCACAGAGACAAACCACATTGGTGGAACGAAGATTATGCCGATTACGAAAAAAGGATAACTCGTGTATAAATTTAACGAAGATTTAATTTTAAGAAGATTACAGTACTATATAAATGGTACATATGATCAACACTATGCTCAAGCAAAGACTCAAACTACAGAGATAGTATTTGAGAATGGGCATGGCGAAGGTTTCTGTATAGGAAACATTATAAAATATGCACAGCGTTTTGGAAAGAAAGACGGCAAAAATGAAAAAGATTTGTATAAAGTTATTCATTATGCTATTATATTACTAGGCGCAATGCATGAAGAAGAACTCAAAGAAGTAAACGACTATCATTTGAACTTAAAAAATGATTAATTGGGTATTCGGATGGATAAGTATTGACTATTTAATTCACAAAGGAGTGATAAAAAAGAATGGCAGTTAGAAAGAAAAGAGAAGAAAAGCTCACAGAAACAAACATTAATAAAGTAATAGAACTGCTTGCGGCAGAGAAACCTATTACTAAAAAAGAGGCGTGTGAAATATTGCATATTGCATACAATACTACCCGTCTTAGTAAAATTATTGCTGACCACAATGAAACAATAGAATTTCGTGCTAGAAGAAAGGCACAAAATAAAGGCAAAGGCGTAACTGAAGCAGAGAAAGTCTCCATAGTAAAGCATTACTTAGATGGGGCAAATGTATCTGATATTGCAAAAGCATTATATCGTTCCCCCGCTTTTATCAAAGCCGTTATCGAACGGCTAGGAGTACCACAAAAACTCCCAGACACTGACTACCAAGGTATTCGAGAGGCAATGATTCCAGAACCTTGTGTGTCAAATGAGTTTAAAACTGGAGAAAAAGTTTGGTCAGCACGAGGCAATTGTATTGCTATAGTGCAAAAAGAACTTAACAGTAATCAGACAAACTACGAAGAAAAATATGGTAGCAAAATGTATCATATTTGGGAAATTCAAATGGCAGAGTGTGAATCGCCATACTTCGGATTAGTACGCAATGCAGGGCATAACGCTACTCGACTCGCATACGATCTAGGAAGTTTAAGACACTTACAAGAATATTTATGAAATACTTTTTAGCTTTTTATATTGCAGGATGGATATTATCAGTAGCAAAACTATACTACCCTTCTATTAGATTTTTGAAGTCTGTAGGAAGTGATAGTATACTTGTGAGGCAAGAAAAATTAGGATGGTTTGTAGCGATAATAGGCTTTGGCGTAACAACTCCAATCACTTTTCCAGTAGCACTATCCGATAAGTTATCAAAAGAATTCATAGTTGCATTTTGCGACAAAGCTTTGAGTTAAAAACATGGCATATAGTAAAGAAGTAGTAGATAGATTCGAGGGAGTATTAAATTCCCCTAAACAATTTTCAGTAGGAAGATATAATCCTAACGATCCAGATGTAGCAACAGGGATGCAAGGCGCACCTGCGTGTGGAGATGTAATGAAACTACAGTTGCGAATTGACCCTCTTACAGATATAATCAAAAGCGTTAAGTTCAAAACTTACGGTTGTGGTAGTGCGATAGCATCGTCATCATTATTTGTAGATATGCTAACAGGTAGCACAATAGAAGAGGCAAAACTAATTAAAGACAAAGACATTGCGGAAGCATTAAACCTTCCGCCAATCAAATTACATTGCTCAGTACTAGCAGAAGGAAGTATTAAAGCGGCAATCGAAGACTGGGAATCAAAGAAAACATGTTAGATTTTTTGTTTGGAATACCTTTCTTACTCGCAAAATTTACATTTAATCTAGCAGTATGGGCAGGCATATTTTATTATGGTTTCATTTTTAGTAGAGATACTTACGAAAAATATAAAAATGGAGACTATGATGATTATTTCACTTCATAAGGAGAACGATGAATTATTTATTAAAAGCACTTATCGCTAAGTTAGAAGGCGAAGTAGAAGTTGCAAAAGCAAATGTTATGGTGTACACTAGAAATCCATCAGGTATTGGAGAGCATCCGGAAATTGTAGAGGCTATCGAAACTCAGATAGAAAAAATTGCAAATGCCGAGGAGAAGATAGCAACCATACACAACCATTTTTCAAGATAGGAAAACCTATAAGATACCGAAAAATACTTCTTGACAATTGGTTTCAAATTCATTATAATATATTTATATTAAAAAAAGGATATACATGAGTGACAGATTTTACATGCAACAGTACGACCGAACAGGTTGGAAACCCATGTGGAACGGCGAGTGGATCCAAAACAAAAACAGGAGAAAAAGAACAATGGCTTGGACAGATGAATCTAAAGCACAGGCAGTCGAAATGTATCAGGAACAAGAACCAACACCTGAAACTTCCATGGAGATTGTAAAAGAAATCGCAGACGAACTCGGTGAATCACCAAATGGAGTTCGCATGATATTAACAAAGGCAGGCGTTTATGTAAGAAAAACTCCAGCAGCTAAGTCTTCAAGTGGAAGCACTGGCGGTGGTAGAGTATCTGTAGCAGATGCTCAAGAGAGTTTGACAAGTGCATTATCTGACGCAGGTCAAGAAGTTGACGCAGCAATCATCAGTAAACTTACTGGTAAAGCAGCAGTATACTTCAAAGGTATCGTAGAAGCACTAAACAATTAAGTAGTTGTAACTTAGTTTAACCAAGGCATTGCAAGATGTCTTGGTTTTTTGTATTCTTTTTAAGTGACCTCGACAATTTAACAATTCAAAATAATTTTTGTTAGATTAAATTGGAGAAATAATGAAAAAAGCTGAGCTTAAAAAAAGACTCGAAGACTCTGGTGATGCAATTATCACCTATAGAAGTCAGAACTCTAGGAAACTAAAGTACAATGTTTGCACTAGTGACTTTTCTACAGAATACATTCGTCAGAAAAGAAACAGAGCAAAAGAAGGACAGCATACAGTTTTGCTATTTTGTTGGGACACGGATTCTTATAGGATACTTGTGCCTGAAAATGTAACGAGTGTTGTACCTCTCAACCGAGTAATTAAGAATGATTGATCTTGATTCTCCCGCACCTTACGAAAAAATCATACAACAAACCGACGACGAACAGATACGACTAGTAGTAAATGAATTTCGTGGAACTGAGTACATATCTTTACGAAAGTATTATCTAGACTTTGATGAAGAGTGGAAACCTACACGAAATGGAATCACTATGAAAGTTGACTTCGAAAACACTAGACGACTCTTTGAAGGGCTAGTAGATATTCTCTCACTAGCAGAAAGCAAATCAGTTTTAGAAGAACAATTCAAAGAACAACTGGATGAAATATACCTCCCCTAAAATAATTCTTGACATACACTTACATTTTTAGTATAATATAAGTATGAATTTTCAAAGACAAAGCACAAAAATAGGAATGAACTATGAATCCTTAGTTCATAGTCAAAATCCACAATTTAAAGGTAAAAAGAAATTTACAGAAGTAGGAGTAGATGCAGACTTTCATTATATGGAAGATGATACTTTATTTGTTGTAGAGTGTAAAACTTATAATCAACAAAGAACAGATTGTATTAAAAAAGCAATTGCAAATGCATTCTGTATTAAGCAACAAGACCCCAAATGTAAGTTCATATTATACCTCGGTGTAGAACCAAAACCAAATCTATCTGGAGCAAAAATGCTAGAAGCTGCCCTGCGGGGAGGTATTATTGATAGTGTAAAGGTTTTACCTTACGAAAAATAGTTCTTGACAATACCTTATAAATTTAGTATAATATATTTATGAAAAATTTAGAAGCACTAATAAATCGAGCAAGGATTGCTTATTATAATGGTAAACCTCTTATGTCAGACGAAGTGTATGACAGACTAGAAGATCAACTTGATACACTGAATGATGTAGGACACCAACATGATCCTAGATCAATTAGATGGGCTCACGCCTTTCCAATGTATTCATTGCAAAAAGCATATACAATGGAAGATAGACCAGACTACGGTCAAGAACCTGTAGTAGTCACCCCCAAACTAGATGGAGCCGCAGTTGCTCTACAATATATCTATGGCACATTATCTTGTGCCTTAACACGAGGAGACGGAAAAGAGGGTGTCGACATCACAGAAAAGATGCGACAACTTGTTCCTAGACACCTACTCCCTGCCAAGGGCAAACACATATTACAAATTACTGGAGAAGTAGTCGCTGATAAGAGCATAGAGAACTCAAGAAACTATGCAGCGGGTGCGCTCAACTTAAAAAATATTGATGAGTTCAAAGAACGAGTAGGAAATATGGAATTTATTGCATATAGCGTTCAACCTTACCCTACAAATGATTATATAGAAGATATGAACTTCTTGAATCATTGTGGA